ATATGGTTATGCAGATTCTTGCTTGGATGTGGTGTATTGTATTTTCTTTTTATGTTGGCTCTTGGTTAGTTTTTGGTATTTCGGCTGTTGCCCATCTTATCTTGATTGCTGGTATTTGTATCACCGTTGCAACTTTCAAAACAGCAAAACGTGAAAGATTCACTGGCGGTTATGGTCGTGCTGCTGGTGGGGAGCATGAGTGAGGAATAAAACAAATACATTATGAACACAAATGAAAAATTCTCATCAGATATACCTTCTGACCAGAGAGGCATTATCAAAGGTCAACTTGGTTTCTCAACAATATTTTATTTTCAAGATATCGTAGATTATGAAACCAAGAATGACCAATGGAAAAAAGACATTCTAGATGCCTCAATCCAAGACGGTGTTACAAAGTCTAATATCTTTGGATGGCAAAGTGACTTTGTTAAACATGATCATATGAGTGTTGAGTTTCTATCTATCTTACACAATCTTCACGATGTCATGCATCTGGATAAAGATTACGCACCAGTTATTGATACGATGTGGTTTAATGTAAATTCTAAGGGGTCTTATAATAAGACGCACACACATCCCGGCTGTCAATTAAGTTTTGTCTACTATGTGCAGTGTCCTGAGAAGTGTGGCATGATTTCATTTGAAGACCCTCGCGAACAGGCATGGGCAGTTCAACTACCCTTTGCAAGAAATCCAGATAAGGGTTGGCAGGGTGACCGCCCAGATGAATATGCACAAGAGATATACTGGCAATCAGCGCCAGGCCGTATCATAATCTTTCCATCGTGGTTGAGACATTCGGTGGAACCAAACCAATCGGACGAACTTAGAATAAGTGTGTCTGGTAATATAAGCTTTAGGAATAAATAAAATGGATTTAGAACAACTCAGAGAGCAACTAGAAATTGACGAAGGCTGCATTTATGAAATTTATCTTGACCATCTCGGTTTTGCTACTTTCGGTATCGGTCATCTGGTCCTTGAATCTGACCCAGAGAACGGTCAAGAAGTCGGAACTCCTGTCTCTAAAGATAGAGTCATTGATGCCTTCGAGCAAGATGTCCAAACAGTATTGTCAGACTGCGCCATCCTATATCCAGACTTTGATGAGTTGCCAGAAGAAGCTCAACAAGTGATTGCTAACATGATGTTCAATATGGGGCGACCAAGGTTGAGCAAGTTTAAGGGTATGAAGCGTGGTGTAGATTCCCGTGATTGGAATGCGGCTGCCGATGAGATGGTTGACTCTGCATGGTATCGTCAGGTCACCAATCGAGCAGATAGATTAGTTGAGAGAATGCGAGCATTAGCATAATGTTTAGTCATACACCAGTAGACTTGCCCCCTGTAAAGGCAAGAAATAGTGACGGTGTTCGTCTTTATGAAACACCAGAAGGTAACAAGTATCCTTCAATTACAACAGTACTTTCCATTCGTAACAAGAAAGGATTACACGAATGGCGTAAACGTGTTGGTTATGACGTTGCAAATTATGTTGCAAGGACAGCCGCGTCACGCGGTACTAAGGTGCATCACATGTGTGAGGATTATCTGAACAATGTTCATGTGTCTTGGCCAGAGAAATGGAAGGAACATGAAAAACATTTTCTACCATACTGTCTTTTCAACCAATTAAAAGAACAAGCACTGTGCAATATAAATGGTATATATGCACAAGAAGCGGGTCTATACAGTGATAAATATAAGGTAGCGGGTCGAGTAGATTGTATTGCTGAATATAGAGGCGTGCCCTCAATTATAGACTTCAAGACATCTTCTAAAGAACGCAATGATGATTGGAATGTAAATTATTATATTCAAGGCTCTGCCTATGCAGAGATGTTCGGAGAGAGAACGGGAATAGAGATATCACAAGTGGTGATTCTCGTAGTTACAGAAGATGGCACTGTACAGGAGTTTATCAAAGACAAACACAATTATCTAGATGCGTTAGTTGAGTCCGTTGCAGAATGGAGAGAACGAAATGAAGTATCTAGTGTTATTAATGACTCTGTTGCTGCCTATTAGCGGAACAGCACTCGCACAAATACAAGAAGACATACCAGACTTTATACAAGCAAAGAAACCAGTTCTGTGTGCACCCCTAACCACTATTCTGGAGACTTTAGAAAAGGCAAAAGAAAAACCTGTGGCATATTGGACGATGCCGGGAAGTGTGCCGGGAACGAGCACTACCGTTGTTATTTACGTAGATAAAAACGATGGTGGTGTGACTGTTGTAGAATCCTTTGAAACTGGCGTAGGTTGTGTAATTTCTTATGGGACAGATTTACAGCTTTCTGAAGAATTTGATGCTCCACTCAAAAAGGACTTGACTTTTAAAGGACAAGATGTTATATATAAGAAGTAACGTTGAAAAGGACTCAACGCTGAACTGGACGGGGGTGCAATTCCCCCCGCCTCCACCATAAACACTTGGCATCGAAAATAAGTTCCTTGGCCAAGGCGGTGAAATCCAAGTGTTTCTGATGGGGGCGAATTAGGATCGACAGGCAGTTAGTAGGAAATTGGAGTTACACGGTTGGTCGCGCATAGACCACTATAGTAAATGCAAACGATAACTTTGCATCTCAAGACTACGCACTTGCTGCGTAAGTCGGATAGGGTTTAGGACTTCCTAGTAACAGAATAGTCCAACGGGTAGTGCCGTAATACACTCGCGGGGGGTCCACGGTCAACCCCCCAACTTTTTATAGGAGAACTTATGACATTGACAACTGCTAAATCTTTCTCTCTGGAGATTGAAAGAATCGCGAATGAAAAGGGTATCACCCATATGGAAGCAGTGCTAGATTATTGTTACAAACAAGGCATCGAACCTGATACCGTAGGAAACCTTATCTCAAAAAGTCTCAAGGAAAAGATTGAGGCGAATGCGAGGGAACTAAATTTTTTACCAAAGAGAGCTAAACTGCCAGTTTGATGGAACCCATTGACGTATATTTAATGTACTGTGCGATGAAAGCTCACTTTCATAAGTCAAATTATGACTATGTGAAATACAAAGGTAAGACTCGCATATCAAGAGACACATTCTATAAGCGCAAGGACCGTGGGTTCTTCGTGCGTCTATCCAGAAAATATAAGTCAGAAGAAGAAATCAAAAACTACTTTCTGTCCAACTTCATCAAGGACAGGAAGGGTTACATTGCTAACTTCAATGATGAAAACTACGAGTCATGGAAGCTGAAACGCAGTAACTTTTTTGATATGTTTGTGGTTGAGATGACTCCATTTGTGAAAGATTTTGAACCACTGTTTGAGGTCAAGAAACACAATCATCCGAAACTTCTCAAGGAGTTTCTGGGTGGGCGTGTATCAATAGAGACACTTATCGTTCTGGATGAGTTAGTCTCTTACACAAAGAAATGGGACGAACAATTGGGAGACGATGTTGTATGGCCTGACCTAAAAAGATTTATGAATGATTACAAAAGGTTCTTGACAATTGACAAGAATAAGTATAGAATAAATTTATTGAAACTTATAGAGGAGTCCAGAGATGGAACGTGTTGAAGGTTTCTTTGAGGCAAAGGTTGCCGAGCTTCAGAGCACTGTAAAGTCATTACAGTGGGACAATGCAGAACTCACCAAGAAGAATGGTGAGTTGTCAGAGCGGGTCAAGGAACTCGCGACGGCGCGTAATAACCGCCGTCCTAATCGTAACCGTAGGTAGGGAGACGTGCCGCTGTAGCTCAGTTGGTAGAGCAATTGATTTGTAATCAATGGGTCAGGAGTTCGAATCTTCTCAGCGGCACCACTCTTTAGGAGATATACATGAATTTTGTTGGTAAAATATTTTGCCTTACTGCACTAGCTTTGTTTGTCATTTTATTTTTTGTGAGGATAGACTAATGATTGAGCTCGATATTGGTTTATTAAGTTTTGCGGTAATTTGTCTAATCGTCATTAGTTTTCTAGACTATCGTTGGAGTAAACGTTTAGAGGAACGTATTGCAGAGTTGGAATATAAAAACAAACACAGAGTTTTCACAGGTGGAAAGCCCACTAATAAGTTATCATGACAGTAAAACTTATTTCACATTCACAAGTTCCCAAAGAGGGATTTATTGGTGTAGATGATGCACAAGACCTTATCGCGTATTGCGCTCGCGTCTCTAATCCATCTAACCAACTAAACAGAGATACCGCCGAAAAGTTGGTTGGGTATCTAGTCAAACACAAGCATTGGTCACCGTTAGAAATGGTGAGTGCGTGTCTTGAGATTGAGACAACGCGAGACATTGGACGACAGATATTACGTCACCGCTCGTTCTCTTTTCAAGAGTTTAGTCAACGATATGCTGACCCTACTCAGGATTTAGATTTTGTCACTAGAGAAGCTCGTCTGCAAGACGAGAAGAACCGTCAGAACAGTGTAGAGATTGATGACCCCAAACTACAGGAAGAGTGGGACGCTCTACAGCAGATCAACATTAATGGTGCACGTTCTGCATACAACTGGGCAATCAGTAAAGGTATTGCAAAGGAACAGGCTCGCGCAGTTCTACCAGAGGGTCTTACCATGTCCCGCATGTATATGAATGGCACTCTACGTTCATGGGTTCACTACATTGAACTTCGCAGTGGTCATGGAACGCAGAAGGAGCATATGGAGATTGCCAGAGAGTGTGCAGTTGCGATTGCACCTATCTTCCCTATGATAAAGGACTTTGTAAATGAGTAACGCTGTGGTTATAGGGAATGGAGAGTCACGGTCATGGTATTGTCCTAGTCATCAGACGTTTGGTGTTCCTGTAACAACATGGGGATGTAACGCAATACACCGTGACGGATTACCAGATAATCTGGTTGCTGTTGACTACGGTATGCAACAAGAAATCTATGAGACAAACAACTGGAGAGACACACAGTGTTGGTTTGCAAACTGGTCTATTCTGCCTGCTGAAGTTGCAGCGGTTATGTTTATGGGATATGATATACCAGAGGCATTTATCAATAGAAATTCTAACGTTACAGACCGATGCGTTATCTCAGGTAAAGACCCTGTAACAGTAAATGAGAAGATTGAGACTGCAATAAAAATGCATCCTCACTTGGACATGAAAGACCTTCGTGCGAAGATGGAGAAAGACGTTGGTGTTTGGATTACATACGTTGAAGATGATGACAACATAAATACTATTGACTTCCCTATCGGGTGGTCTGCTGGAAATACTGCACTATATCTGGCTTGTCAGTCTGGTGCAAAAGAAGTTTATATATTGGGGTTTGACCTATCATCATATGATGAGCCGTTGAACAACATATATAAAGGGACAGATAATTATCTGTCAAGTGATGCAAAAGGTTTTAATTCAGTGAACTGGAAAGACCAGATGCAAACTGTTTTTGAAGAGTTCAAGGATGTTAAGTTTTATTGGGTGGATGCCAGAGATAATTCTATCCAAGAAAATAATTTAAGTTACTTGACGAAAACAGATTTTTGTGATACATTAAAAATA